AACCATTGAACAGCTTTGTTCTTCCCAAATCAAGGGTAAGGTTGCTCTTTACCTTGGTGCTCGTGTTGGTAGAGAAACCAATGACCTCACCAATAGCTGCGGAGCTGTTGTCATTCTCAAATCGAGCCTTATTGATGGTCACCGCCCAATTGTAGGAGTTGCCGCCAATAAAGAACGATGTGCTTGAACCATTGGCATCGTAGAAGCCAAGTATCGTGATGTCAAGGAATATCTCCCCATCTTTAGGGAGTGGCCCAGTGACCATTGTATGGGCAGTGAGCGTTGTAGTATTTTGTGATCTTGTTACACTATTTGCCGCCCATTTATAGGTGCCGAGTGTTGTGCTCCAGGATCCAGCGCCAAAGGAGGCCACACCACTCAATAGGGCATTGCTCCAGTATTGGTTGGCACTTCCATCTTCAGGCTCAAGGCGTATAGTCACAGCAAACACTGGAATAGCAGTGCCACTTGTTGGTGTTGCTATATATGTTTGGAAGCGTGAGGTCATCTCGAGATAGATGCGGCCATTGTTCGCTGAAGGAACCAAACCTACATTTATCTCATCACCAAACTGCGAGTCATAAGTTACCGTGCCACCAAGGATGTTGGCATTTGCTTTCTTCACATCGGTGAGCTGCACTTTATTTACAGCGGGGAGGAATCTAAAGTTACCTTGAGAGCGTGCAATAGCCGTTTGGTCAACATCATAGTCAACGGGGACATCATCATAGCCATCTGCTGCACCCGTCATCAAGTATTTAAACTCTCGGAGTTCAGTCTCTGCTCTTTGGCTGAACTGCTCAAACCTAAAGCATCCATCATCAAAATAGAATCGTGCACCCATCACCACACACATCTCCTCCAAGATATCAAGTGCTGTGCTGTATTCTATGGTTCCAATATCCGTGTAATTGGCAAACACCTTTGCTGGGAATCGTGTCAAAGACAAAGGATCCGAAGCTGCTGAATAGGTATGCTCTTCTGCCCAGTAGTTGGAGATTGTTCTGAACATCACAAGGGTGTTGTCCAAATTGCTCGCTGGAGTGTTATCATTGATGAAGTTGTACAAGTGGTCAGTGAAGGTGCGTGTAAGCCCATCGTACTCGTAGACTTTTTCACTCATCTTACTGATACCATCTACAGCCTCAAATTTCAAGAGCGTTGGGTTGCTTTGGTCTTCTATTGTCACCAAGTCTTGAATCATCCAACCGTACCAATAGATGTGGTCAGCAATAGGGCCGATGTATCTGAAGGTACCGCCAAGGTCAGAGATATCTGAACGGTAGCACGTTGGCGATTCCACTGAACCACCATCTGCTGCTACTCTATCCTCAAAATTGGTGGTTACATTTACGATGTTGTTCACATAGCGAGCATCCGCCTCACGATAGATAACAGCAAAGAATCGCTCCTCTTGGTATTGTTTAAAATCAGAGAGGAAGTCAGCAATGACTTGCTGGCCCTCATCGTAAATACCAAAGCTCACGGAGCTTCCTATTATTCTACTATAAATTTCATCGGTAGCCCCGTCCCACTTTAGGGTAAAGCCATCCCCAGCGATGTTGACCTTTGTAGCGGCACCACCAAAGGAGGTGTCGTGAATCTCTACTACATAGTCAATCTGATTGTCACTGGTAAACTCTGCGAATAATCTTGCTGCCATTAATATCCTCTTTGTCTGCTTCTATTTCTGCTTGCTCTCTCATTGATCAGCAATAAATCTGCACCTTGAACAACGCCTACTATGTTTCCAAAGCCGCCTTGTCCTCCACCGAGGTTTGCACCACTAAAGCCAAAGCCTCCGCCCATACCTTGGAAGAGGCCACCGAAGAGGTCACTAAAACCCATTCCAGCCTTACCAAATAGCGCTTGTCCAGCCATATTACTACCACCAAAGGCAACGGTAAGGATAGCGGATAATAATGCAGCAGCGGCAGCCGTAGCAAGTAATTGAGCTGCCATTTGTTTGAGCTCTTGAACGAATACCTCACGGAACTTCATTATGCGAGTCTCGCCCTCTTGCAGTGGGCCAAGGGCCGCCTCAAAGGAGTATTGCATAATGCTTCCAATAGCCATAATCTCATCACCAAACTGGCGGAGCGTTTCCATTCTTTTGCGGAAACTATGGTCAAAGGTATCGGTGCTCTCCTCGGTAACATCATCCAGTTGCTCAAGGTTGAAGATAGCCTCATCCGTACCAATGCTTGCACCAAGGTTACTAAAGTCCGAGAGGGCAAACATCTTCTGCACTTCCTGATTTGCTGCACGAATGGTAGGGATTACTTCATTAAGTTTATCCTCATAAGCCTCAAGTGCCTCTTTCTTCTTTTCCTCAGCAAGTGCTTGGTCTACCTCGTATTGTTTTTGTGCATTGCGGTAGTCCTCAAGGGTGACTTGGTTCTCGGCTTGCTTCTTCTCAATCTCACGCTCGAGCTCCATCTTCTTAACCGCAAGGTTGAATATCATACCAAGGGCGGTGCTCTCCTTGCCCGATAGGCGCAAGTATTCTTTTAAGGCAATGACACTTTTCTCTCTATTGCCAACCTCACTATTCATCAATATGTTGATGGTGCTGAGGTCTTTGATTGTAGCGTCAAGGAAGCTCGCATAGATAGGCGCTAACTTCTCACCTATCTCGGTCTTAAGGTTTGTGAGTGCTGCCTTCTGCTGGTCAATCTTCATTGATGTGGTCACCACACGCTCTCCAGCCTTGGCGAACTCCTCATCCATAATAGCACCAACAGCGGCAGCCATTGATCCCATTTCTTTTGTCTTGGCATTCAGCTCAATGGTAGAGATACCAAGGTTATCAAGGATTTTAACGGATTCACGACCTAAACCAGTAACGAAGGAGTCGACCATATAGTCAACACTCTCACCCGTGGCTTGTGCTCTACGCTGTGCGAACTCCAAACCTTTGGCAAGTGTATCCATTGGGATACGGAAGTTTTCAGCTCTAACGGCTGTCTGCATCAACTTAAGGTCATCAACGGTGCCTCCCGTTGCCCTCCTTAATTGGTCAAGAAGTCCAGGTTGATTGAGTCGATTGAATGCAGCCTCTACACCTTCCATTTGAGCAGCAAGGTTGATAGATTCCATTGCAAAGTCACGGATCATATCAACGGCAAAGGATGCTCCAATGGTTGCGCCTAAAGCACCAAAACCACCGCTTAATTTCTTCAAGCTGTGGTCAATGTTTTGCATACCCGAGCGGAATTGCTTCAGGTCTGCTCCAATCTTAAAATCTATATCAGTACGGCTCATTTACCAAACACCTTGTTTATTCCTTTTTGCACTTCCTCAAAGCTCGCTGCCTTGTGTACTTTCTTTCTTCCATCCCAAGGGAAGACCGCCAAATCTTTAGGGCTTATCCTTCTCTTGGTATGTGGTGCAACATTCACTGCTGCTTGCCACCTTGTGGTTTCCCACAGCAGTTCAGTGTGGTACTGAATGTGCCGCTGGAAGCCTTCTCTTTTGTTGTGGAACTGCCTCGGAGTCATATTGTAAAACTCCTCTACGCTCATTCCCATCTCACCCAAGCCTATCGCTTCCAATGCGTCCCAATCAAGGGATTCAGGGGCTTGGGTATTTACTTTTTTTCCTCGCTACTCGGCTTGATAAAAGAGGCAACAAAAAGCTCCATACATTGATTGATAAGGGTACTATCCTCATCAAGCAAATCGGCAACATCTTCGGGGGTAAGATCAAACTCTTGCTTCTCAACACGAGCGCCATCCTTCATCCCCGCCCATACCAAGTTGATGGCGTGGTCGATGCTTATGCTTTGCCCTATCTTCTCAAGCTCTTGCAATTCAATACCGCTCTCATTGCAAAAGAGCCTTAATGCGTTAAAGCCATACTTTACTGGGTATGCCTTATCTCCTACTTTAATCAGTTGTGTTGTCATTGTTGTGTTGTTTAATTAAGGGAGAGCGCAAAGGCCCTCCCTCAAAAATTTACGATTGTGTACCTTGAGTCAAAGTACCCGTTCCTTGGAAAGAGAAAGAGAATGTTGCGTTATCCTCTACCCCAGCATCCGTTGAGAACTCCGTGAAGTATCCCGTTCCGCTGTAGTATTTCTCATCCGTAGCTTCAGAACCAAACTCAATGTAGATAAGTGTGCGGCTTGACAAATGTCCGTAGATATCGTCAGGCGTTGCCTTACCAGTGTTGTTGTACACTACCAAGCCTTCGCCCGAAAGAGTCCAAGACTTTTGTCCTTCCAATACTTCCATCCAACCCGAGCTGTCTTTTGTGCTCGTGTCACGAGTTCCCATTGTAACGCTCAAAGAAGCGTTGGTCATCTTACCAACGGTTTCATATGTTGCTCCGTCAGTACCAATGCGTACTACCACATCGGTGCTATTCATTACTGATGTACTTGCTGCCATCTTTTCTTAATTTTATGATTTCACTATTCTAAACACTAAATCAACTGCAACCGCAAAAGTCTCCTCATCGACATTGAAAACCTCGTTTTGGTTATCAAAGCCACACGATTGAACATTCACGCCCTCAATTGTTTCTTTCATTCGCACAAATGCTGTGCGTATATTTTCTACTGCCGTTTGCAACGTGCCGTAGTTATCTCCTATCAAGGTGAGCTCCACATTGACAATATCAATATGGCTGTCGGCATCTTTGGATCCTTCGGCTCTTATGCTTGTGGTATCGTAAATGCAAAAAGGTCGGGCACTCGTTTGAGCTCCAACCAGGGGATAAACACGCCCAGCAAATACGCTGTTTAGGTTGGCGGTGTTATCAAACTTGTATTTTATTACTTTACCAATCATCTAAAACCTATTCTTTGCCCAAACTTGAGCTTCTTGATTTCCGCTTTGGTTATCATTCTAAAGTTACGGACAAAACTCACATTTACCTTGCTCTTGGCTGCCGCCATTGCCTTTTGTGCGAAGTTTCGGTTTCTACCTTTGTAGTCCCTACCTCCAGCAACTTGTAGCCATCCAAAGTTGATGAACCCAGCATACCAACCACCTTTGTTTGGATCCCTATATCTTCCCGATCTTCTCGGGCCGACACTCATCCCTACTACATCTTTATTTTGTAAGTGCTTT